AGCGCTGCAAGCGCCCTGGGCACAAGTCCTACGCCGACTATGGCGGCCGGGGGATCACGGTTTGTGAACGCTGGGAGTCGTTTGAGAATTTCCTTCAGGACATGGGCGAACGCCCGAAGGGGCGCACGCTCAGCCGCATCAACAATGAAGGGAACTATGAGCCCGGAAATTGCTGCTGGGATACTTACCGCTCCCAGGCCAATAACCGCCGTTCGTCTCGGCTGATCACATTCTCTGGTCGCACAATGACCATTTCCGAGTGGTCGCGAGAGATCGGCTGCGAGCACGACGTTTTATCCCATCGCCTACGTTCAGGGTGGCCCGTAGAGCGCGCCTTGACCGCGCCTATGCGGGTCACGTCCTACAGCCGATGCTTCAAGAAGGCAGCTTAGTGGCCGGCGCCTTCAACACCTGGATGCCCCTCTACGTCGCGGACTACCTCCGCAAGACGACCAGGCTGACCACAGAGCAGCATGGGGCCTATTGCCTGCTCATCATGGATTACTGGGTCAACGGCGCCCCGCCGGACGATGACGTTGCTCTGGCCCAGATTGTCCGGCTCCCCCTCAACCAGTGGCGCAAGCACCGGCCCGTGATCCTTTCTCTCCCCGGAGAGGCCTTCTCAGTCAAAGACGGGAAGTGGGTTCATGGCCGCATCGAGGATGAACGAATGAAAGCATTCGCCATCACCGAAGTGCGCCGCAAGGGAGGGCAAGAGCGACAACGGCTCAGCAAACAGACAGCACATGCTGAAGCTCAAGCTACAGCAGGAAGGCCAGCAGAAAGCCAGCAGGCGGCGAGACCTTCACATAGAACCATACATAAATCCTCTACCGAGCTTGTTGCCGCGCGCGACCCTTTGCCCTCTGTGGAGGCAGGGTCGTCGCGCGACGCTCAGGCAATCGGCAGCTTCACCGGCGGGACTATCTCTCGGCTTTTGGAGCAAGCGGCTGGAGGGAAGAAGTTTTGAGGATGACCATGGAGCAATGTGAAAAGGCGGGGTGTGCGGCATGAGCGAGAAGAACGAAGACGGGTTCTATCATCGCCCAACATTTGCTGTGCAGTCATGGCAGATGCAAGCCCCTTATCGGCACATGGAGTATGTGCTGCGCACCATCCCTCGGAACGGCTGGTATGTGACCCAGAAGTGGGAACGCGGGGCTTGGCGCGACCTGCCGATTACCTGGGATGATCCGGTTTGCTGATAGGGGCGAAGCTATGGAGGAGAGGATGGGCGATGTACAAGAACGCCTTTGAAAACCAGCAGCGCCGCGCGGACTTCATCAAGCTTGCTGACTTGGCCGGCGGGACAGAGACCCAGACGCCCGAGGAGCGGCGCCGGAACCTCGTCGCCCGGATTAAGCAACTCGACGCTGAGATCCAGGCTTGCGACGACCGCACCGAGAAGAAGCGGCTCGGAAAGTTGAAGTGTGACCTCCAGGAAGAAGCCAGGGCGATCCGCCCGAAATACAACGGCCACCGCGACGTGGCGAATTTCATCGTGGACGCCATGCGTGAGCGCCTGCCAGCTCCGCAGGTCAAGATCATCATCAACGCGGGGGTCAAGGCCTACGAGGAATACATGGCCTCTCATAGCGAAGTCATTGAAGCGGAATCAAAATCCGCAATTGTTTCACAGAAACATTCCCAATGACCCGCCCCTTCCCCAACGACCCCCAATGGCTACAGCTCTCCAGGAAGCTACCACCGGATGCTGTAGTCCTTGCGTTGCTGAGATTTGGATTCCGCGCCAGCGACATAGCCGAATGTTTCGGGTGCGAGAAGTGCCGCATCACGGCCATCACCCGCCGCCATTCCATCCCGCCTCAGAAGAACACATCTGAGCGCTGGCGGACGAATGGGGCGCCCTTCCCAAAAGCGCACCGCTGGGATATCGGCATCAAGCGCAACATACAGAACCTAGTAGTTAATCTTTAGCTGGTAACTACATCCTGTCAGATCCCGGCAGGAAGTAGATGACTGCTCTGCGGTTTTACGTCTACGCGCTGATCGACCCCAGAGATGGGGAAGTCTTTTACGTGGGCAAAGGATGTGGCTCCCGGGCGTCAGACCTGGCTAGTCTGAATCAAATCAGCAACTTACTCCACACAGCAGATGCGCTTCGCTAAGGGAAAATCCGGCAACCCTGGCGGCCGGGCTACTGAGAAGCTTTGGAGGGATTCGATCCTCAAAGCGGTGAAAGAACGCGGCGACAGGAAGGGCCCGCAGTTTATCGAAATGGCTGCAAAAGCGCTTGTCGCCGCTGCGGTGAGTGGGGATGTCCCAGCAATCAAGGAATTGGGCGACCGTCTTGATGGGAAATCAGCGCCGTCCCCGGAGGAGCGCGAGGACACCCGTAGCCTCATCGTCCAGCTGGTGAAGTACCGCCAGTGAGCCAAATCATCCGCATCCCCAACAACTGGAACCCACGTCCGCATCAGCGGAAGCTCTGGGATTACCTGGAAGGCGGAGGGAAGCGAGCCGTCGAGGTGGCCCATCGTCGGTGGGGAAAGGATGATGTGGCCCTTCATTGGACGTGCAGCCAAGCCCACGAAAAGATTGCCTCATATTGGCATATGTTGCCACTCGCCAACCAGGCACGTAAGGCAATTTGGAACGCGGTCAATCCTCACACCGGCATCCGGCGGATTGACGAGGCGTTCCCCCAGGCGCTTCGGGAGTCCACGCAAGATCACGAGATGTTCATCCGCTTCAAGTGCGGGTCAACGTGGCAGGTTGTGGGCTCCGACAACTTCGCCGGTCTGGTCGGCTCCCCGCCCTATGGCGTGGTGTTCTCGGAGTGGTCGCTTGCCGATCCTGAGGCGTGGTCGCAGCTCATGCCGATTCTTAGGGAAAACAAAGGCTGGGCGATCTTCATCTATACGCCGAAAGGCAAGAACCACGGCTGGTCCACCCTTAAGCATGCCGAGGCCAACCCGGGCACATGGTTTTGCGAGACGCAGCCGATCAGCGAAACCAAGATGCTGACGGACGAGGAGCTTGCGGAAGAACTCGGTCAGTACATTTCGCTCTATGGAGAGGACGATGGATGCGCATACTTTGATCAGGAGTATAATTGTTCGTTCAACGCGCCGCTCCTCGGTAGTTACTACGGATCGTATCTCGGGAAAGCCCGTGCTGAAGGGCGGATCGGTGACGTTCCCTATGAACCCGGCCTACCTGTCTACACTGGGTGGGATCTGGGTCGATCTGACGACACAGCCATTTGGTTCGCCCAGCGACTAGGCGTCAACGTCCGGGTGATCGATTACTATCGCTCCTCCGGCCATACCATGGACCATTACGCCAAGGTCCTTCAGAGTAAGCCTTACGCCTATGCGCGGCAGGGCCACATCCTGCCGCATGATGGCTCGAACGTGCTCATGCACGCGCCGGACTCCCTGGCAGCGCAGTTGATGAAGTTCTTCCCCGATGGCGTGACGGTCCTCCCAAACGATGATGTGGAAAAGGGCATCCACGCTGTGCGGCAACTATTGCCAGTCTGCCACTTCGATGAGGCCAAATGCTCTGACGGGCTTTCCGCTCTCGAATCCTACCATCGGGAATGGGACGACAAGCGCAAGATGTTCAAAGACGTGCCCTGTCACGACTGGGCATCGCACGCGGCGGATGGGTTCAGGTCTCTAGCTCAGGGCCTCCCAAAGTCCCTTCAGTACGTCCCGCCCAAAGAGCCCGGCCACATCATCATCGGGGGCAAGTCCACCATGACCATGGATCAGCTCTGGGCACACCACGATCGCTCGCGTAGGGCCGGGAGAGGGCGTATATGAGCGATAACACCAACCCTCCCGTCGTCTCCTCGAAAGACTTCAAAGGCCCGCAAGGTCAGGCCAAGCGATGGAAGGCCGAGGTCGATCTCTTCGAATCCCAACAGGCCACGTTCTGGGAGCGCTGTGGGCGTATCGAGAAGCGCTATCGCAATGACACATGGCGGGATGCGGTCGATACCGGGGGTCTCTCGAATGACACCGAGGCAGGACGCGGCTTTTCCCTGCTCTGGGCCAACCAACAGACACTCCAACCGATTGTCTATGCCCAGGAGCCGAAGGCCAACGTTCAGAGGCGGTTCAAGGACAGCGACCCCGTTGCCCGTGTGGCGGGGATCATCATCGAACGGTGCCTGGACTTCTTTATCGATAAGCCAGATTTCGAGCAGACCACCCGCCAGGGCCGGGACGATTACCTGCTCGTTGGCATGGGCGTGCAGTGGCGCCGCTATATCCCGCACATGGCGAACATCGCCAAGCGCGTGGGGGTAAAGCCGACCGAGGCTTTTGTGGACGACCAGGGCGTACAGATCACCAACGATCCCGCTGGATACAAGGGTGGATATTCCACCGAGGACGGAAGCGCGCTCAGCGACGAGGAGCGCAAGGGCGTTCAGATCGATGCGGAAGGTCCTTACATCGAACGGGCTGAACAGGCGATCAAGACCGAGGAAGTCTGCCGCGAGCATGTGAATTACCGTGACTTCGGCTGGTCTCCGGGCGCCAGGACATGGGCTGAAGCTCCGGCAGTATGGCGTAAGGTCTACATGACCAGAGACGCTCTCATAGACCGGTTCGGCAAGGAGAAGGGCGAGAAGGTCGAATTGGACTTCAAGCCCAAGAATGCCGATGGCAACGGGGTTGAGAAATCGTTCTTCAAGAAAGCGACGATTTACGAGATTTGGGACAAGGAGACCAAGAAAGTCCATTGGCTCGCCAAGCACTATGACGGCGATCTCCTAGATAGCCGGGACGACCCTCTCGGCATTGATGGGTTTTTCCCCTGCGCCCGGCCGCTCTTTGCCACGCAGACCACCGATCAAGTCACCCCTGTTCCTGAATATCTCCAGTACCAGGACCAGGCCGAGGAGATGGATAGGCTCACCCAAAAAGCCTACATCCTCATGGATGCGATCAAGATCCGCGGGCTTTATGCCGGGAATATTCCTGAAGTCCAAAGACTCCTTCAGGACAGCAGCAACCTGGACTTCACCCCCGTTGCGGAATCGATTGTCGCCATGTCGTCGGGCGACCTCTCCAAGATGGTGTGGGTGTGGCCGATCAAGGAAGTCGTGGAAGCCCTTGTGGCTGTGTTGGATGCCAGGGAGCGGGTCAAGCAGGACTCTTACGAAATCACCGGCATTTCGGACATTATCCGGGGGGCAACCGACCCCAACGAAACCCTTGGCGCTCAGGAACTAAAGGCGCAGACCGGCGCGGTCCGGGTGAAAGATCGTCAGAGGGAAATGCAGCGGTGGATTCGCGACGGTCTCCGGATCGATGCGGATATCATCATGAACCACTTCCAGCCCGAGACGATCGCGGACATTGCCGATCTCTCGTCCATCCCCGAGGCGGACTATCGCCAGATCAATGGTGAGTGGAGAGACCCGGAGACCATGAAGCCGGCCGGCCAGTTGCCGGGCGAGCAACAGCAGATGCCCGCACAGGGCATGCCGCCCGGCGCGCCGACTATGGGCCAGCAGCAGCCCATGCCGCCTCTTCCAGGCGTCCCACAGGGGATTCCGATCCAAGGCCCGACCTTGGGCGAAGCAGCCATTATGCTGCTCAAGAACAAATCCCAGCGAAAGTTCCGCATCGATATCGAGACGGACTCCACGGTCCAGTTGGATCAGGCGCAGGAGAAGCAGGACCGCTCGGAGCTGGTCGCGTCCCTGACGCAGTTCTTTACGGCTATTGCGCCGATTGTCGAAGCCCAGCCCGTCACGCTCCCCATGTTCCGGGAGATCCTGCTCTTTGCCGTCCGAGGCTTCAAGGCCGGGGCATCGCTTGAGGGCATGATCGAATCCACCATGGAGGCGCTGGGTAACCAGCCGCCGAAGCAGCAGGCCCCTGACCCGGCCGTGATCAAAGCTCAGGCTGAGATTGAGAACACGAAACTGCAAGGCCAGATCGCCCAGCAACAGGCGCAGACCGAGCAGCGGCGCAGCCAGGTCGAGCTTCAGAACGACCAAGCCCGCATGGCGATGGAGCAGCAGCAGAGCCGGGAAGAACTTCAGCACGAGCGCGAGAAGAACCGGATGGAGATCATCAAGATTTTCACCGAGCTGATGGCCGAACGCGAGCGGGCACAGCTTGACCATGCGGTTGCCCAGGGTAATGCCGCCAACCAGCAGCAGTTGGGCGAGATGAAGCTGGACCACGCCAAGCAGCTAGGCGCGATCAAGCAGAAGCAGGCAGCGAAACCCAAGCCGAATGGAGCGCAGAAGTGAGCGAGCCGATTGATATGGCAGAATGGCGCAAGTGGTTTGCATCCTCCCATGAAGAGGATGCCGGGATGCTAGAGGCATTCCTATCGCTCTCGGCCGAAGAGCGCATAGAACTCCTATTCTACATGATCGTGAGCCAAGGTGACATTTCGGCGCGCCGTATCCGCGCGGCTCAAGACGTTGCCATCGCGGCTTTCAATGCATAAGCACCGCTACTTCTACACCGTCAACGGCAAGCGGGAGAAAAGGCTATGACATTCCGCGAATACTACTACCAGCAGCACTCCGAGGTGACGCCCGGTAACTTCGGCATCAATGAGGACGAGCTGCGGGACCTGATCCTGCGGTTTATGGTCACCCTGGCGGATTACCTTGAACTGCCGCCCGAAGACCCCAATGCGTAAGCTGTTCATCTTCCGTAAGGGTGATTGGGTGGAAGTAGACCGCTATGCGCCTCGCCCAAAGCGGCTGATCGTCATTGGCGACTCATTGCCTGAGACGTGGAACCCCATGAATGGGCGACGCTACACCAGCAAATCCCGGTACTACGCGGACACCAAGGCCATGGGCGGGGAGATCGTCGGCAACGACGCTGCGGGTCTCCGGGAGCGCACGCCCGTGAAGGCAAACATTGAACCCGCTCAGCGCACCTTGAAGCGGGTAATCGAACAGGCAGGAGCGAAATGATGGCTGAAGCAGCCCCGAGCATGGCGGACAGCATCCGCGCCGCGATGAAGGAAGTCAGCGGTAAGGCAGAGGAGGAAGCGCCGAATGAGGGTCAAGCAGGCGGTGGTGAGGGATCTCAGCCGGAAGCTGGCGAAGGAGCTGGCGAGAGTGAAGCGCAGGCGAGAGCGCGCGATGAGCGCGGGCGTTTCGCAGCCGGCGACGACAAGGCTCCAAAAGTTGATGGCGCAGACAAACCGCGCCCGACTCTCACTCTGAAGGAAAAGCCCAATGCCGCGGCGCAACCGGAACGCCCTGAAGGGCAGACAACGCCGCAAGCGCCGATTCGCCAGCCCGAAGCCAAGCACGTCTCGCCCCCTCCGCACTGGAACGGCTCGGCCAAAATAGACTGGAACAAGATCCCCGGCTCGCTCCGGGAGTCGATCGCCAAGGACTATGAGGAGGTGGGGAAGGTCCAGGCGCTGAACACCGTTCTTGCCCCCCATGCCGAAGTATTTGCCCGCGAGTTCGGCGGGACAGATCGGGCCTTGACACAAATTCTGGGGACTTGGGGCTATGCCCGGTCACAACCCCTTGCGTTTGTCCGCGAGTTCATGCAAAGATACGGTATCGACCCGCAGTCTCTTGGCGGGGTCGCACAGCCAGTTCAGGGCCAGCCCCAAGAACAGCTCGAAAACGACCCCTACGCGCCGAGATTCCAGCGCATCGAAACGGCTCTGCAGCAGATAGCACAGCAGCCTGTCCTCCAGCAACAGCACCAGATCAACAGCGACCTTCAGACCTTCCAGACGGCCCTAAAGCCAGATGGATCGGTTGCTCACCCCTACTACAACGATGTCCGTGGACACATGGCAGCGTTGATGCAGACCCCGGCGATTACCGAGGTGTTGCAGTCCAAGGGTGGAGCGGCGGCCTTAAAGGAAGCCTACGACCAGGCGTGTTGGGCGAATCCAAGTGTGCGGGATGCCATTCTCAAAGAACGGCAGGCGGCACAGGAGACGGAGCGGAGGCAGGCCATAGAGCGGGCACAGAGCGCGGCAGTCAGCGTGAGCGGAGCACCCGGCGTGAATGGGGCTCAGCCACTAGCAGCGCAATCCGTGTCCGACACTCTCCGGTCTGTCTACAGAGCAGCGAAAGGAGGTCGGGCCTAAACTGAAAGGGCCATGAGATGGCTTCACCCGGACTCTCGGAAATCGTCACCACCACGCTTCGCAACCGCCAGCCCACCATCGCCGACAACGTTCTGAATAACAACGCCCTGCTTCTGAAGATGAAGCGCGGCGGGAACGTGCGCCCCTTCTCGGGCGGCCGGACCATGGTGGAACCGCTCTATTGGGCGGAAAACAGCACCTACACCCGGTACTCCGGCTATGACGTGCTGAACATCAACCCATCGGACGTGATCTCTGCGGCGGAATACGACCTGAAGCAGGCCGCCGTCGCCGTCTCGATCTCCGGCCTCGAGGAATACCAGAACCAGGGCGAAGAGGCGGTTCTCGACCTCCTCGGCTCCCGCATCGAGAACGCCGAGACCACCATGCAGAACGGCATTTCGTCCGATCTCTATTCGGACGGAACCGCGGATGGCGGCAAGCAGATCGGCGGCCTTCAGCTCATCGTCGCCGACACTAACACCAACACGGTCGGCGGCATATCGGCCTCGACCTATTCCTTCTGGCGCAACGTCAGTTTTGACGCGACCACGGACGGCGGCGCGGCCGTTTCGCCGGCCAACATCGGCGATTACATGATGAGGGTCTATCAGCAGCTCAAGCGAGGTGTTGACGGCCCGAACCTCATCATCGCCGACAACAACTATTACCGCGCCTACTGGGAAAGCCTTACGGCGATCCAGCGCATCACGTCCGACAAGGACCTTGCGTCCCTGGGCTTCACCAACATCGATTTCATGGGCTCGCCTGTGGTCATGGACGGTGGAATCGGCGGCGCGTGCCCGACCAACCACATGTACTTCCTCAATACCAAGTACATGAAGTACCGCCCCGCCACGGGTCGGAACATGGACGCGATTGCGCCCGACCGCTTCAGCATCAACCAAGACGCCATGGTCAAACTGATCGGCTGGATGGGCAACATGGTTGCCTCCGGCCGGAAGTTCCAGGGCGTCTTGAAGGATTAAGCGCGGGAAAGGAACAGGAAAATGAGCAGCTACTTCTCAATCGAAAACCGCGCCGGGGTTGGCTATGGCACCGGCTTTGCCGATGTCAGCTCGACGCAGGGTCCCTATGGCTTGGGAACGATTCTTCGAGCCAAGGACAGCGCGACCACGGCTCTTGGTGTGGGCGAGTTCATCTATCTGCTCTGCACCTCCGCCACCGTCGTTGGCTCTCTGGTCACCTACGACCAGGCCCAGGGCCTCGCGGCGCCGGTCTCGACCACCACGGAACGTTCGGGCCGCCCGGTTGCCGTTGCCATGGCGGCGGCTGCTGCTGGTCAATACTTCTGGGGCCAAATCGACGGCGTCGCGGTCATGGCAAAGGGCGTCGTGGACTTCCCCACGGCTTCCCCGATCTACCGCTCCGGCGTCACGGCGGGGTACATCACCGTCACGGCGGCCTCCGGAAACCAGGTCTTGGGAGCGGTGACGGCCAATTCGTCCTCGGTCTCCTCGACCACCTCGCTCATCAACGTGCAGATCAATCGTCCGCACCTCCAGGGCCAGATCTCTTAATGGACCTGGACGCCATCCACATCGACTTTGAAGCGGGGGAGGGCGTCGCCTCGGTGGCGCCCTCCCTTACCCCGCTTCAGATCAATGTCACCTGCAACACCAGCGGGGACATCACCCGGGAACACGTGAAGGCGAACAGCGCGCGGCCCATCCCTGTCGTTACCGTTCTGGAAGAAAACACCCGCCACGCCGTCATTGTCGGGGGTGGCCCGTCGCTCAAAACCAACTGGACTGAAATCCTCGGCTGGATCGCGAGAGGGGCAGATGTGTTCGCGCTCAACGGCGCGGCGGAGTTCCTGAACGATAGGGGCGTTCTTCCGACCTACCAAGTCGTGGTGGACCCCCGGGAGACCAATGTCTCTTTGGTCGGCTTGGCGAGAAGCTATCTCATCGCCTCGCAGTGCCACCCCGCCGTGTTCGAAGTCGCTCCGGCTCATCGGGTTGGGCTTTTCCACATGTACGGCTCGGCCAACGGATTGGTGGACGGGACCCTGATCGGCGGGGATGTGACCGTGGGTCTCGTCGCCCCCAATCTCGCCTACACCCTCGGTTACCGACAGATCCATCTCTATGGCTACGACTCCTCGTATGCGGATGGCGAGCACCACGCTTACCCGCAGGACCAGTCCGAGCAGGAAAGCAAGCGGCTGGAAGTGTTCACTATCGTCAACGGGGAAAAGCAGCCGTTCACGACGAATTTCGCGATGGCGAAGCAAGCAGAATTGTTTCCGAAGACCATGCAAACGCTCTGCGAGGCCGGCGCCGTCATCACTGTGCATGGAACGGGACTCATCCCGTCCATCGCTCAATCAATGCTGAAAGCCAAAGCGGCGGAATAGGAGATCCAATGGAGATCGACGGCAAGATTGCGTACTCCCTCGGGGAGAAGGACGCCAACGGCAAGCCTCTCGGAACCCATGTGGTGTTCTGGTGGGGCGTCGATAAGAACAACTTCGAGACCGAGCACCAGAAGCGCCCGGTCTTCGACAAGGTTCTTTACGCGGAAATCCGTACCCCCGCCGCGAAGATGCAGATTCACAAGGTCGTGGTCCGCCGGGTCTTCGCCAACGGCAACATCCGCGAGCCGCTGTCCGGCCGGAGGATCGAAGACCAGCCGGAACAGACATGGGCGGAAGTCCTCGCCCCGCAGCTCGAAGCCTTCGAAAAGGGCACGCTGGCGCCGGACAACGAAACCCCGTTGGAGACGTGGCCGAAGCTGGACGTGGCTCAGGTCGCGAGCCTTCAGGCGTCGGGGATTCACTCCCTCGAGCAGTTGGCGGGCTGCCCGGATGCGAAGATCCATCTTCTCGGGATCGGCGGCGCCACCCTGAAGAAGCAGGCGCAGAACTTCCTCGACCTCAACAAGGGCAAGGACCACACCGACGAGCTGATTGCTCAGAATGCCAACCTGCAAGCGCAGATCGACGCGATGCGCGAGCAGATGGCGAAGCTCATCCCCTCGGCAGAGCAGGCGGCGGAAGTCGCCGCGGCCGATCCGGTGAAACGCGGGCCTGGTCGCCCGCCCAAGGCAGCCTAAGGAGCAGATCATGGCACTTGCGAAAGAACTCATGGGCCTCGGCCTCCCTAACTTCCAAGCTGTGGCGCTGGGGTTCGGCCCCGGTGCGACGGGCCTCACCGCTGCCGGCACGGGCCAGAGCGATGCTCTTGCCCTGGTGGATGGCGTCAACGTCTTCTCGACCGTCGCGTCCGGAGCTGGCGCGCGCCTTCCCGTCGCGGGGGCGAAGGGGCCGGTCGCCGTCTGCAATGGTGGAGCGAATGCCTGTCTGGTCTACCCGGCCACGGGCCAGAACATCAACGGTGGCTCGGCCAACGGCAGCTTTTCGGTGACCAACGCCAAGACGGCGATCTTCATCCCCTATGAAACCGGTTGGGTGGCGATCCTGAGCGCGTGATGCATGTCCCTTCTCACCGTCGTCCAGTCCGCATGCCGTAGGCTTGCGCTTCCCGTGCCGACCGCCGTTGTGTCGTCCACGGATGCGCAAGTCCTCCAGCTATGGGAACTGGCGAACCAGGAAGGGACGGAGCTTTCCGAACGTTATGACTGGTCGATTCTGGTCCGGCAGACCAGCTTCGCCACAGTGGCGGCAGAGGATCAGCCGGCGAGTGTCCCCAGCGATTTCGGACACTACGTCATCGACAGCATGTGGAACCGCACCACCAAGCGGAAGTGCTTCGGCCCCCTGACCTCGGCTGACTGGCAACAGGTTCTTTCGTATCCGATCTACACATCCATCAATCCCGTTTTCCGGATGATCCAGCCCGGCGGGACGATTGACGGCTATGTGAAACTGATCCCGACGCCCCCGGCGGGACAGAGCATCTATTACGAATACGCCATCAAGAACTGGGCAGCGACCACCGGCGGCAGCTCCCCGACGCTCTCCTCCTATGAAGCCGACACCGATTTTTCGGTGGTCGATGAAAAGTTGGTGGCGAAGGGGCTGTTGTGGCGGTTCAAAGCCGCGAAGGGGTTCGACTACGGCCAGGACTTCGCCAACTACGAGGCGGATGTAGCAAGGGCACAGGCTCAGGACGGTGGAGGAAAGCCCAAGCTCAATCTCGTGGGTGGCCTTGGCGTGCAGGACATCTGGCCTGCCAACATCCCGATCGGGAATTGGCCGTCATGAGCCTCCGCAGTCCCGTCCGCGTCGGCAACACCCTGCAGAAAGCGCGCATCGCTGACGGCTTCTCCTTGCCTCCGGCCATCGGGGGGTTGAATGCGCGTGACGCCCTCTCAAACATGGACCCGAAGGACGCGCTCATCCTCAACAACTGGTTTCCGCAGCCGACCTATGTTGAGCTGCGCAAGGGTCATCTGTCCTTCGCCACCATCTCCAACTCCGATCCCGTCGATACCCTCATGCAGTACGCGGGGGTGACGGAGAACAAGCTCTTTGCCGCTGCGTCCTCGACCATCTTCAACGTTACCGCCGGGGGGTCTGTTGCGTCCGCTGACGTGACCGGCCTCGCCAATGCGAAATGGCAGTACCTCAACTTCGCAAATGCGGGTGGTCATTTCATCTGGACGTGCAATGGCGCCGATACGCCGCTGGCCTATGACGGATCAGTGTGGTCGGTTTTGAGCACGATCAGCGCCGGAGTTGCCTCGGTCGGGTTCTCAGCCTCAAACTTCATCTATGTGACATCCTTCAAGAACCGCATCTGGACGGTGCAGAAAGACAGCCTGAATGCTTGGTATCTCGGGGTCAATTCGATCACCGGGCTTGCGACGAAATTCCCGCTGTCCTCGATCTTCCAGTTGGGTGGGCATCTAATTGCGATTGGCACCCTCTCCCAGGACGCGGGGAACGGGCCGGACGATTACATTGCCTTCGTGACCTCCAACGGCGAGGTGGCGATTTACGGTGGGACCGATCCAGCTTCCGATCTCGTCATTGTCGGGCGCTTCACCATCGGCCGCCCGGTTCCGCTCCGTCCGCTCATTCAGGTGGGTGGGGATCTCTTCGTCCTGACCGACGACGGCATTATTTCGATGATCAAAGCATTGAATGTCGATAAGGCGGCGATCTCGAAAATCAGCCTCTCCAACAAGATCAACACCCTCATCAACCAGGCGGTCCAGCTCTACCGCGGTAACTTCGGTTGGCAGGTCTTCGCTTACCCACGAGGGAATTGGGCCATCGTCAACGTGCCCGTGAGCGAGAACGAGACACAGACCCAGTTCATCATGAACACGATTACCGGAGCGTGGTCCACTTTCACCGGACTCAATGCAAACTGCTGGTGCCTCAAAGGCGATGATCTCTATTTCGGCGGGAATGCAGGGGACATCTATCTCGCCGATACCGGCTACACCGACAACGGGGCCGGTATCTTCGGGCAATACAAGTCGTCGTTCAATTACTACGGCAACCGTGGAACGAACAAGCAAGTCACCATGATCCGGCCTGTCTATCGGGCCAACGGTAACCCGACGATCCTGCTCGGCATCGACATGGACTTTGCCAATCAAGATCCGGGATCGAATCTCGACATTCCCACCGGTGGATCGGGTTGGGATGAAGGTCTCTGGGATGATGCGATGTGGGCCGGCGAGACGCCCTACACCTCGCAGTGGAGAACTGTGGGAGGAATTGGGTACTGCGGGGCCATCCGCCTCAACGTGCTCTCTCGCGGTCAGTCCATGCAGGTGAACAGCTTCGACCTCCAGGCCATTCCGGGAGGTCCGCTGTGAAGCTCTGCCTCGACCAAAACGGCGTCATCGCACAGTGGGTTCTCCGTCAGATCCCGGAGGCGGGGGATTTCGGCCCGTGCTCGGCTTTGGGGCTCCTCGGTGCAGATGGTTCGCCGCTCGCGGGCGCGGTCTACCACCAGTACCAACCGGCTTACCGCTCTATCATGATTTCGCTCGCTGCCTCCACTCCAAGGTGGGCGACCAAGAACACGGTCTCCATGTTCCTGCGTCATCCCTTCGTGACGTGGGATGTCCACAAGCTCCGGGCGGCGATTCTCCACACCAACACGCGCTCTCTGAAGCTCACCAAGGGGGTGGGGTTCACGCAAGAGGGCATTCTGAAAGATGAGTTCGGAAAAGGAAAACACGCGGTGATGCTCCGCCTGTTCAACGAGGATTTTGAGAGGCTCTATGGGCAAGGACAGTCCAAAGCAGCCTAGCCAGCCGAACCCCGCGCAAGTCGCGGCGGCGCAGGGCGCTTCCAACGTCGAAACGGCGATTGCCAACGCTTGGCTAAACTCCGGGAACCAGGTCACCCCATACGGGAACGTCACCACCAACCAGGTGGGAACGCAGCAGGTCGGATCGAACAAGGTCCCGATCTTCTCGCAAACCATGACGCTCTCACCGGAGCAGCAGAAGCTCTATGAACAGGGAGTACAGGCCGACACGAGGCTGAACGACCTGGGTCTCTCGCAGATCGGGCGCATTCAGGACGCGGTTTCACAGCCCTTCAAGCTCGACGCCTTCGGCCAGGCCCCCACGGCTGACGCAGCCGCGAGAGACAAGGCGTATCAGAGCATCCTCGACCGTGCGGCGCCTCAACAGCAGCGGGAGCTGGGGTCTCTCGAAGCAAGGCTCGCGTCCCAGGGTATCGGGATGGGCTCTGAAGCGTATTCCAATGCCATGTCGGACTATGGGCGGAACGTCAACGACTTCCGGCTTGCCGCTGACAGACAGGCCGGAAACGAGATGGCCCAGCAATACGGGCTCAACTCGCAGGCTTATCAGCAAGCTATTTCTAACGCTCTCCTGGAGAGGCAACAGCCGTTGCAGGAGTTCAGCCAGTTCACGGGGGCCTCAAACAACTTCGCCTCGCCGCAGATGGTCAGTAATCCCCAATCGATGATCCAGCCCACGGACACGACTTCTCCCGTCTATGCGAACTACAACGCGCAGCAACAGAACTACATGAACGGACAGGCGAACAATCAATCGCTTTGGGGCGGTCTTGCTGGGCTAGGCGGCGCTGCCCTCGGCGGCTGGGCTTCCGGCGGGTTTGGGTGGTGACATGCCGAATGTAAGAGGCGGTAACGGGACAGGCTTTGGGGGCGCGGCGAGTGCCGGGCGGGATGCGTCGAGCAGTTCCCGGGCGGCGCGCGGGGCTGATGGTCGCAATGCATCAGCCGGCCGTCCGGGGGGCATGGGCACGCAGCGTTCGGTGTTCACCAGCCAGGACGGGCTTTCAAAGGGCATCTCGGTTGCGGTCGGTCCGGATCTCGCGAACAAGAATGCCCAACGCGCAGCGACCTACAACGCCGCAGCACATGAATGGAATCAGTCGGCGGAACGGCCGTCGATCAATAACCTCGTCAACAACATGTCCCCGATGGGCTTCGCGATGGAGCCGCCGGACATCAAGCGGCCTCAGACCTTCTCGGGCTCGACCTATCACCTCGGCTGGAATCCAGGTTCTTTGCTCGGGCTCGCCGGCATGGCTGCGCCCATCCCGGGCGCGGGGACCGTGCTCGGGGCCGCGGGGCAGGCGGCCTATAGCGCGCTTGGCGGGAAGAACCCGATCCTCACCGGCCCTGGCTCCATGGGCATGCCGACATGGGATGCACCAACAAACCAGCCAAATCCCGGCGCGGTGCCTAACGGTGGCAGCACGGGGACTGGCGGCATGACGGCGTTCCCGCAGCAGCAGGGGATGTCGGCCCCCGGAGGTGCAGCGTTCGGGCCGCAGCCGACCAAGCCAACTCCACAACCAGATCCGATGGCGGGCCTCTTCGCTCCGAAGCTGCCCAACCACTCCTTGCCTCAAAACTACCAGAGCATGTTCCCGAACTCGCTCTCCAAGGATGACTTGTCGTTGCTCTACGCAAAGGCATTGGCATGAACCCGGCACTGTTCGCAAACCCTCAACTGTTCGGGGCCTATCAGCAAGACCCCCGGAACGCCTATGCACAGGCCCTTATGCAGCAGGGCATGTCTACGGCTCCTGTTCGCTCACCATTGGAAGGGCTGGCGCGGGCTCTTGCTGGAGGCCTTGGGGGATTGCAGCAAGGGAACATCCGCAAGGACTACGAGAAGCAGGGGGAACAATACCGCCAGGGTCTCGCAGCAGCCCTGAAGGGCGGCGATGTGATCGGGGCACTTTCGTCCTCCGGAGATCCGTACCTCAACCAGCTCGGTCTTGATGCGCAGTTGAAAGGCGCGATGGCCAAGCAACAGGCGCAGATCGAAGGCGACCAGCGCATTCAGACCGAAACTGCCCTTAACCCGGTGATGGCGCAGCGTGCCGGTCAGACCGCGGGCGCGACGATGCCTTATGAGATCCAGAAAGCCCAGGCTATCGCCGGGATCGACGTAGGCAAGGCGGTGGAGATCGCCCGCCAGACGTTGCCGATCGACACTCAGAAAGCATTGGGCATTGCAGCCGGTCAAGCGCAGATCGATCTTGCCAAAGCCGCGCAGATGGCGCCGATCCAGACGGCTCAGGCGGTAGCCCAGGCGCAAGCTCTCCTTCCCATCGAAGTGCAAAAGGCTATCGGCATTGCCGAGGGCACGCTGCCTACTGACATCGCCAAGACTCAAGCCGGAAAGACAACCTGGAACACTGTAACCGGACCAGACGGGAAGCCTGTCTATCAAGAGAGCAACCTAGGCGAAAAGAAGGCCATGCCGGGTCAGGAAGGCGGCGGCGCGTTCAAACAAGAGAACACCCTGCGGGACGAGTACAACACGCTCACCAAGGACTTCCGCACCGTTCAAGACGCCTACAACAAGCTTGTTGGCACCTCGGACACCGGGGCCGGGGACATGTCCTTGCTCTACTCCTACGTGAAGCTGCTCGACCCCGGTTCCGTTGTCAGGGAGAGCGAGTTCGCCACCGCTGCGGCTTCCGGCTCCTATGGCGAGCGCATCCAAGGCCTCGTGCAGCGCGTCATGACCGGCGAGCGCTTGCCGCCGTCTCTCCGCGCCGAGTTCAAGGCCGAAGCAAAGAGCATCTATGAGGGCCAGAAGACTGGGTACGACAATGCGGGCAAGCAATACTCCGAGCTGGCGCGCAAGGCTGGGATTGATCCCAGCGCGGTTGTGATCCCGTACGACACGCCAGACATCGTTCAGAAATACAATCTCATCCCGAAAGGGCCGCGGTGATGGAGCCGAAAGAAATCGCTCGCATCAAGGCCAACCTGCAAACCCTGTCCGATCAGGGGGCACCCCAGGCTGATGTTGACGCTTACCTGAAAAGTGAAGGCATATCGGCCGAGGATATCGCCAGCTCGCCGGTAGCCGGGCCAAACGACCCCAATGGCGGCGAGGCAACGACGGCGGCGGGGCACGCATTTTTTGTGGGGACGGCCCGTGGGGCTTCTTTCGACACTGCCGATGAGATCGGCGCGACCATGCGCGGCGCGGCGGCTAAAGCCACAGGGAGAGACTTCCAACCCACTTACGATGCCGCCTTGCAGACGGCCCGGGAGAATGAAAATATTCTCCAGAAGCAGCACCCCTGGGCGACCGGAGCGGGCCAGGCGGTCGGCGGTGTGGCAACCGCCCTAGCATTGCGCAATATGCCGGGGATGACCCCGGCGGCGACAATGCCGGGCAAAATCGCCCAAGGCGCATTGATCGGAGGCGCTACTGGTGGAGCTTATGGCTTTGGTGGCGGCGAAGGCGGCTTTGTATCTCGCCTACAAAGTGCTATTGCTCCTACTATTACTGGTGGTGCTCTTGGTGCCGCCTTCCCGCCCATGGCGTATGGTGCGGCTACTGGCATTAATCTCGCTAAAAACCTGCTTCGGATCTCCGGTCCGGAAAGCCGCGCGGTATCGCTCATTGGGAAAGCCGCAGAAAGAGATGCCGTCCCAAGCAGCGATATCCCTCTCGCCATCCAAAGCGCAGGCGCAAAGGGAGTCCCGCTTGCCCCGGTGGATCTCGGCCCTAATCTCACGAGACTAGGCCGCACCGTCGAGACAATTCCAGGGAAGGGGTCGGGGCTTGCGACCGACTTCCTGCTTGACCGCCAAGCAGGGCAGGGCGGACGGCTCGTCAATCAGGTCAAGAATTTTATCTCCGATCCAGACCAGTTCTGGATGTCGATGGACACGCTGAATCAGACCCGTCGCTTGGCGGCTGCTCCACTATACGACAGCGCCTATGCCAAGCCAGCCGTTGATGTCTGGTCACCAGAAATCGCCGGACTTATGAGGCGGCCTTCCATGAAGGCCGCATACCAGCAGGCGGCCAAGATCGCCGCGGAGGAAGGGCGGGACCCCAAGGAGCTGGGCCTTGTATTCGATGCTGCTGGAGACCCTGTTTTCCTGACCGGCGCGGACAAAGATGGCCTGATCCCGTCCACTCAAACAATGGATTACATCAAGCGCGGCCTTGATGATGTGGTGGAGCAGTTTCGAGACAAGACAACCGGCAAACTTGTCTTGGATGAGGGCGGCCGCGCGATCAACAACACCCGCGCCAAGTTCGTCGAATTGCTCCGAACCGGAAACCCAGACTACGCCAAGGCGCTGGACGCTTGGGCCGGTCCGTCTCATGCCATGGATGTTCTATCCCGCGCTCGTGACTGGGCTCATGGCGACGTGGAGGTATCCAAGAAAGCCTTTGATGCCCTCAGCCCAGCTGATCAGGATCTTATGCGGCTTGGTGCTGCACGCGAACTTAAGAAGCTGATCGATTCCGGCGATGACGGCGTCAACAAAGTACGTCGGATCTTCGGCAGTCAGGCCAAGCGCGATTTTCTGCAAATGCTTTTCCCGGACGCGACTAGCTGGGAGAAGTTTAGCGCGATCATGGGCGCCGAGAACCAGATCGCGAAGAATGCTCAGATCATTGGAGGCGGCTCACCCACGGCCCGCATTCAGGCCGAGCAAGCGGACACGGCCAATGTTCTTATGGAGCGCTTTGTTACAGGCGGCAGCCGTGGTGCTGGTATGGAGCTGGTGCGGCGGGCTTTTCAAGGCGCGCGGGGGATCGATGAAGCGACCGGAGCAGAACTCGCCAAAAGGCTTTTCACGACTGACCCGGCCGCGGCGAATGCTCTTGCGTCGGAACTCGCGACGCTCGTCGGCAGATCGGCGCGCAGGCTCACGGTAAGGCAACAGACAATCATCAATTTTCTGACGGGCGCTAATGCGGCTGGCTCTCCGCTGCTGCCTAAACCAGGAGACCAAGGGTCACTTCAACAGCCAAATATTCAAACGATGTTTGCGCAGGCATTGCAAGGGGGGGCGCCTCAGAAGGCCAACCCCTACGCCGCTGCGCTCATGGGACAAGGGTAAGAGAACAAATGCCCCGCAACGGCTCCGGCACCTACACGCTCCCGGCCTCGTCATGGAATCCCGCGACGACTGCAACCACTATTGAATCCAGCGGCTGGAACACGACGGCGGCAGACCTCGCATCCGCTATGACCCAATCCGTCTCCAAAGACGGCCAAACCCCCATGACCGGCAACCTGCCCATGGGCGGGAACAAGCTCACCGGCATGGCGGACGGCGCGACGGCTACCGACAGCGCCACCTACGGGCAGACCCTCCACACCTCTGGAAACCAGTCTCTCTCCGGCAACCTGGTCCTCTCCGGGGATCTCACCGTTACCGGGTCGGTGATTTTCAGCCAAGGGTCGCTCAGCCTTGAAAACCTGAGTGTAGCCAGCACTGCGTCAATCACCGCGCTCAGGGCCGGAAGTCTGACGGTCACCGGGGCAACGATTCTCAACACCCTGGCCGTTGCAAGCACGGGGTCTGTGGCGACCCTCACCGCGAACGTGATGGCGGTCGCAAGCACCACCAGTCTCAAAACCCTGACCACGACGGGCACGGCAACGCTCGCAACGGCATCGGTCGGCAGCTCCATTGTCATCGGTGCCGCCACGGGTGGGAGCAAGGGTGCGGGTACTCTCAACGCGACCGGGATCTATGTGAACGGTGCTGCTGTGGGGGGTGTCCAGTCGTCGGCCGGGTCCGCGATCTCTCTCAGCGCCGCCAATGCGTGGGCGCATGGCCTGGGGAGCAAGCCGAAGAACTTCGGGGCCTACATCGTCATGGGCGCCTCGACGGAGCTTGGTTACACCAACGGCGATTCCGTCAACGTCGCTGACTTTCAGAACGGCGCTTCCAATGCCCGTGCTGTTTCGGTGAAGGCCGACGCAACGAACGTGACCATAACCTGGTCGTCATCGGCTCCGTTCCTTCTCAACACTTCCACCTTCTCAGCGGCGGCGATCGATACCACCAAGTGGACCGTCGTTCTCTGGGCGCAATCTTAAAGGAGCAATCTATGAGCACCCTTACCGTTGTCGAATATCAGGGCGTGGGGAAGCAGCCGAGCAACGATATCCAGGCTCCCATGCTGCCCTACATCACCATCCAGAAAGTGACCTTCACCGGCACGGCCGGGTATAGCGCGCAGTTGAACGCGAACACGCAGCTCGTCCAGCTTTTTACCGATGGGCAATGCAACGTTCTGGCAAGCACGACATCCAGCGCATCGGTCGGCAGTGCTACAGCCATCATTCTAGCCACCACCGATAAGCCGTTCTACACGGTCAAGCGGTCGTCCGGCCTGTACTTCTCCGTCATCTCGAACAGCTAATGCCGCAGCTTGCTTCAGTTGGGAGGTTGATGAGCGGGGGCGCTGGTGGAGCCGCTGTGGTCACCCCCGGCGCCTTCGACGCCATGCAGGCCCTACAGGCCGGATATTGCCTTGTCGGTGTGCAGCGGCTGATCAGCTCGGCCGTTTATTCCGGATACGCATATCGGGTTAGGCGGTCCTCCGACAACACCGACATGGACTTCCTGCCCGGGGCGCTCTCCGTGGACGTTGCCGCCTGGATTCAGGCGAATGGAGCTGCGGTCGGATATATGACCAAGCTCTATGACCAATCCGGAAATGCACGGGACAGCGATACCGGAACAACCGGATCAACCGGCACGTCTCCGACCCTTGATTGCTCGGTTTCGACTTACCCTGTTGCAGTGTTCAACGGCACGTCGAATCGCATCGCGTGGTCAGGAGCATCTACGATGCTTCAGATCAACACGACGGCGCCGGGCATTACCCTCTCCATGGCGATGCAGCCGACGGGCACGAACTCCGGAACCGCTTTCTATCAAGCGATTTGCACGAACAGCGGAAACACATCGCGGACTTCTCTGGATTTCTTGGTAACGCCGACTCTGAGCTGCCGAACCAGCCGGGTTGACGGGACCCCAACCTCAGCCAATGCACCGACCTTCTGGGATCTCAATCCGCACATTCTAACCGGCGTCTCCGATATCACGGGGGGCACGGAAAAGCGGTACATCGACGGCGTCGCGGGGACGACGGCCAATTTTACCCCTGTAGCCTCACCGAACTTTGTCGCCTCTGCTGCTGTTTTTATCGGCGGCCTGAACACTGGAAGCTTCACCAAACTCAATTGGACATGCTCCTCATTTTATAACGTGGCCCTCACCGGCGCAAATCTCACCGCGCTTGAATCCGCCATGGAGGCCGCAGCATGACCGTCCCAACCTTCCTTGGGGGGAACCTCCGCGCCCCGTTGATGATCAACGAGACCAACTGGAACACCGGCAAGCTGTTCCTGAAGTCCGGCATTACAGCGGTCAAGTTCTTTCAGCGCGTCGGCACGGCTTACACCCTCACTGTCTCAGGATACTACACCGGGACCACGACCAAGGTTCAGGTTCGCATCATCGATGCGGTCTCTTCTGCAACAGTGGTGGATTGGGCTGATCTTGACGCGGCTCCGGCGAACAATGCTTTCACCGGCACAGTCTCTGTGCCTCAAGGCAACCTCGACGGTTCATGGAAATACAGCGTCCAGGTCCGGAAAACCGACACTCCGTCCACGGTCTATACGTCCTACACGGTGATTTCGGTCGGCATCGGCGTTCTGATGATCGGGCAGTCCAACACCGAGAAGCTGTTCGGCCAGTACACCGTGACACCCCTTGCTGCGTCTCCGGGCGTCTTCCGCTACGCCGGGGGTTCCTTCACCGGATGGTATACAAACGACACTCTCACGCAGCCCGACGAGCCGACCGCGACGAACGGCATCGATGGGTTTGCGGGGTCCGGATCGACGGCTCTTGGCAATACCATTGTCGCCACCACGCGGGTTCCGGTGTTCCTGCTGGAAATGGCAATCGGCGCAACGACAATTGCGACGTGGCAGACCGGTCAATCTTCCTGGACCAACCTCCTCACACAGGTTGGACGCGCTGTTGCTACGGGATACGGATTTGAAATCGTCTACTGGCAGCAGGGCGAAACCGATGGTGTGCAGGGTACTGCCAAGGCGACCTATAAGACCAACCTCACCAATCTCTATAACCAATGTCTCGCTCTGAGCGGTCGCGCCCATATCGTCTTTATTCTTGGGTTGCTGAGCGACGACGGGTCTGCGACCGACGCCAACGCGAACAACATCTCTCAAGGCATTCTTGAGTGGTATGACGGGGTGAGAGCGGGGAGCATCGTCCTCAACGACGCAAGCGCCGCAAGCTATCTGGATCTCACGAGCTACCGTGACCAGCAGGCGACGCTTGACCCGCATTTCACGACGGCCGTCTATATCATCTTCGGATACCGCGGCGGCCAGGCCATCCTGTACCGGATGGGGCTGGAATCGGTCGGCATGTCGGGTCCGTTCTTCACGGGGGCACTGACCGCTTCCGCTGCCACGCAGACGATCACCTTGCCGATTACCCAGGATGGTGGATCGGCTCTCCGGGATTCGGGGGGCGGGTCTGCGGGAACATCGCTGACCGGGTTCCGGGCGTTCAACAACGTCACTCAGAAGACGATCAGCAGCACGGCGTTTTCCGGAAACAACATCGTCCTGACCTTGGCGGGCGGGTCGTTTGTCAACGGCGACACGATCAACGTTGACTATCTGTACGGAGGCGGGGCCTCGCTGCCGGTCTACACCAACCTCGTCTACGACAACCTGACTGTGCCGAATACCGGGTTGGGCAGGCCGTTGCAGCCGACGAGAGGGCAGATCAGCGGGACGGCGGGGGCGTGAGACGATGAAGCGTTTCCGGATCGCCCCACCACCCTTCGATCTCATAATCGGATTCTGGTCCAGGAAGGGTTACCGTATCGCTCTTGCCGTTCGCGGCGGTCTCGTGCTGGCACTTCACCCAATCGCCCGGCGTGCCGTCGCCGCGGTCTTTCAGACGAGCACGGTAAAGCATCTCACTCATCGGTCAGTCTCCGGCAGCAAGAGAATCAATAAGATTGTTCCAAGACGTGCTCGGGCTCCAATGTTCAGGAAGCTGCGAAGCCATCGCCGCAAGCTTCCCCTTGTAGTTCTCGACGGTCTCGCCGATCCCGTCCGTTTCCGTCTGGCACCAATACGTGTTCCCGCGACCATCCGTGGTCAGGATCATGCGCCAGTAGTCGGCGGATTCCTGCGTGTTCGCGAAGCCGCCGAGCAGACCGTAAAACAGGACAATCGGAATCTTGTGGTCAGCGTCCTCGACATTGCTCATCGAAAGGTTTCGGGAATCCGCCATCACGGCCTCCAATGGAAAGGTACGCGGGCCGGATCGGAGGGGGGATCGAACACCCGTTTGCGCACGCCATGCAAGACGCAAACCTGCCAGCGCTCCGTCCCGGCAGTCCTGGCGAAGGTCCACGACCGCGTGCGCCGATTCTACCCCTCTAAACAGACAGTAGCAACAGGATGAAAGACGAGCGGGACGACGGTTGCGCTAACAACCGCCGCCCCTGGAGTACCCCAACCCCAACCTGAGTAGAGCAGGTCATGGCACCAGAGAGAGTAAGAGCCGAATCTGAACAGCCGGTTAATGGGATAGAACGGATTCTCGGGATGCTCCTGGAGCGGACCAAGAACCTTCAGGACGACATGACCGAAGTAAAGGACACGGTGGATTCCCTGAAGACCAAGGCGTCAATCGGCAAGGGGGCGCTGCTTGGCGCGTCCGCCGTGGCTGGCGTCGCGGGGGGAACGCTCGGCTCCAAGCTTCTCGCGGCTTTCTTCGCGGCGTTGCCGAAATGACCGATGACCACAGAAAAGAACATCACAGAGCGCGTCACCAAGCTGGAGACCAAGGTAGAGGCGCACGACCTCGACTTGATCGGGCTGCACCAGGCCAAGCACAAGCAGGCCTCCTGGATCACAACGGCGCTCAACAAAATCGGCGTGCTGGAGATCCAGTCAAAGGCCCACGACCGCGTTATCTGGGCCGCGCTGTTCGGCGTCATCGGGACTCTCGCATCAATCGCAGGGTTCCTGATCGTGAAATACGTTTTGAAATGAGGGCGATGTGACACCGCGCGGCATAAGGCTCAACAACCCGGGGAACATCCGCCATGGCGACCAGTGGCGCGGGCTCGCTGCTGATCAGCCTGACCCTGCGTTTTGCAAATTCATCGCTCCCGTTTACGGCATCCGGGCAATGGTCAAGATCCTCCAGAGCTACCGAAAGCGGGGAAGAGACACCGTTGCGGAGATCATTTCCGCCTGGGCTCCCACGGTTGAGAACGACACCGCCGCTTATATCAGGAGCGTTTGTTCCCGGGTCGGTGTGGGGCCGAACGACCCGGTAGAGCCGGGGAATCCCAACCTCGTCAAAGCAATTATCACCCACGAGAACGGCATACAGCCGTACTCGGACAATACCATCAACGACGGCATCAAACTAGCAGGAGCCTGAGATGAATCCTCTTCAGTACAACAAGGCATGGATCGCGGGACTTGGCCCGATCCTGCTGCAAGTCCTGATGAAGATCGATGCCAAGGTACTGGCGCCGATCGATTGGAGCATGGGCGAAGCGTTCTGGACCGGCGTATCGGCCGCAGTCGTCGGCTACATCGTCTTGAAGGTCCCGAACGTCCGCAACCCTGACGCGGCCACCCGCGCCACCGACAAACCCAACACTGACGCAGGAGCATGACATGAAGCGCCTTATTATCCTCGCATTCCCGCTCGCCCTCATGGCGTGCCAGGACGGCAAGATCACCCCGGCGGAAACCGCGCTGACCGCATGTCAGACCTATACCGCCGCCCTCAACACGGCCACGGCTCTGAACACCGCCGGGAAGCTCTCTGCCAAAGCCGTCGTGGCCGTGGACAAGTCGGTTGCCATCGCAGACCCGCTCTGCGGCGGCCCAGCGCCGAAGTATGACGGTTCCGCCCTCGATGCGGTGAGCGTGCAGAGCGCCATCGCCATGATCAACGCAGCCATCGGAGAGTGACATGCCCATCCCCCTCATCGTCGCCGCGGCCATCGAAGCTATGAAGCTTGGGGCCGATCTTCTCGAAACCTGGAAGAACAACCCGGACGACCAAGCCGCTCTTGACGCACGTTGGGCCGCCATGCAGGCGAGGTTCAACGATGCAAAGGCCGCTTGGGAAGCGTCGAAGTCATGAACGACGGGGCCATCCTGGACCGCCTCACAGACCTGTTGAGGCGGTTCGGGCCTTCTCAAGAGCTTTTCGATTCCGTGCCCCGGGATCTCTGGGCTACCGCAATCTCACGCCATCGTCGCAGGCGTAAGGGACCTTCTGCGGCAGGACGTTCAGGGGCTCCTCGGTGAGCCTCCGGCAGTCATGGGCCGCAGCGTCTTCCTGTTCTTTCCAGGCCCAATGGGCTGCTACGGCGAAGCACAGGAGGCCAAGGGTGATGAGGGCAACGTTCTTCATGCGGGGACTATAGCGCCATGATGCGGCTGGTCAATGGCATCGGATACGCCCTTTCCGTCCTGATGATGGTGTACCTAGCCATGCTGCTGGTGATTCTCATGGCCCTAGCGTTCGGAGCGATAGCGGGGCAGGTCTTCGATCTGCTCATTGCCTTCATGGAGTGGGCTTCATGATATGGACCGCAATCCTAGTCGCCTGCCTGGTCTCTGCTCCTGAAGAGTGCAGGACCCATGAGATGATTATCCATGGAAACGGCATCCCGACAGCGGCGTTTATAGAAGCACAGTTTAGAGCGGCGGAATGGCTTAGAGACCATCCAGGTATGCAGCAGAGGTCGCTTGTGTTGAGGGTGGGGAGAGGAGTTTAGGGCGCTTCGTCCCAAAACACTTCGGACAACGGCGCTCCGGGCACGTCTTTCGGGCCACATAGATGAAGGATGATGCCGCGCAGATCCATCAGGCTCTTGCGATAAACCGCCTCGCTAATTCCGTAGGGCGCCCGGATAATATCGCCAGCGATTCCAAAGGCCGCCTTTTGGTCGGTCGTCAGCGCCGCTAAGGCCTCCAATTTCTTTACGTCACTCATCGCTCTCACCCTCCTATCTAAAGAATGCTGCGGGCCGGGCTAGTGCTTGGCCGCTCTGGGCGTGAACGCATCGCCAATGCTGAAAGAGCCATCCTGAGGGATGGGGGAGCAACACGCCCGGCATGGCATCCCGGCTCCTCCGCAGCTGCAGGCATTCGCTGCGGCGCTCATCGGACCCCACGGCTGGTTAGGATGGTCCTCGCAAACGTGGCCCGTGTCGTCGCAATATCGGCACTGAGCCATCACATCCTCCTATCGGCTAGTCTTTCAGCTCGTAGCCGGATTTTAGCGCCTTCAGCCGGGCGTCAAGGTGCGCAAGGTCTCCGCTGCTGGGGCATTTACCGCCAACCTTTGTGAGGCCGCAGATGCCGCATGGCGTCACATCCTTGGCAAAGATAACCCGGCCGTCTTCTATGAATGGCTGAACCTGCGTCACTCGCTTCATCTTACCCTCCCTTAAGAATGCTGCGGGCCGGTTGGATTCAAACCAACGTGAGTCCCGATCCCTCGGGTCTCCGGGCGCGTTGCCCGGCGCATTCGTTCGCTCTGCCACAGTCCGCAGCATTGACCGGCGAACCGATCCCGAGTATTGTACGGACACGCTGACTCAGACGCAAGGGCAATCGTGTCGAAAGCATCGAAGAAACCGGCTCCCGATAACCGCCTGCAACTCCGCTACACGGAGGACTGGCTGAAGCGGATAAATCTCTGGCGGCGCGCCCAACCCGATCCCATTCCAAACATCTCCGAAGCCATCCGCACCCTAGTCACCTCAGCCCTAGACGCAGACATGAAGAAGGGGAGCAAGAAGTGAGCGAGTGGAAGACGATCGATTCAGCGCCGAAGGACAAGATGTTTATCGGCGGGTACTTTAACCAGCCTTGGGCGGAAAGCCACCGCGAGGGCGAGATAGTCAAGTGCTGGTGGCAGCCTGAGTTTGAGTGCTTCATTTCTGGCTGCAACGAAATGCGGCTCGCGGCTGGCTATCAATTCGAGGACGGCGCCACCCGCAGGCTGCATTCGCCCCAGCGCGAGGATGTCACGCACTGGATGCCCCTCCCCGAACCCCCATCATCTACCCCAGCCAGTGAAGGGAGGGAGAAGTGAGCGAGCACGGCATTGTTCACTTGAAGGGAAGCCCGGAACGCGGATGGCAAGTGTTCGAGGGCGAATCCCTGGTCGGCTGGTTCGCGGACGAGCAGGCAGCGCGAGAGACCGCGCACGAGCTGCTGCGCACCCGCCAAAACCCCTTCGCCAACCCCACCCAGAGCGACGACACATAGACCTGAGTCGGGAGAGAATGTAGAATCGGGATGCTGCGGCGGCGTGGATGGACACGCAGGATAACCACAAGTCCTATTGCTGGCGTTGGTGGCTAGAGCCCAAGGCATACAGCCGGTATAAGCCCGGCCCGCAGCAACCCACCCTACACGCCGAGGAGATGAGCGGTGACACAGCAGATGAGCGACGCTCTTCAGTTCACCATCAACTTCACCCGCGCCTCAGACGGCCGGATCAAGGCCAAGAGCCCCGATGTGCCGGGGCTATTCCTCCCCCTACGATTTCGACGCTCTCTGCCGAGACCTATCGATAAGCGTTCGGGACCTGTTGCGCGAGAACCGCGGAATCGATCTCGCCAACTCCACCAAAGGCAACACCCCCTAGCCCCCATCTCATAGAGCTTCATCGAGACGGGTATGGCGCGGGTAGCGGTTCTGCATTAGCAACTGTCGGGCACCGCAAAAGCAGCGCCGCCGATAATCCTCCTCAACCCAGTTATGTACATGGCGCGGACTTAAGGCTCGCCGGAATAGGGTAGTGCAATCGGGGTGGATGGCGTAAATAGCTGGTTCGCCTCGAAGCGCTTCGCTGCGGCATCCTGGGTCGATAGCTGGAACTTAGCCACGCAGTCCTCCAATTTCAGAGTCTACTTGTACAAGTAGCGGCCCTACTTGATCAAGTAGGGGTGTTATTTGATGGGTAAATTGATAAAAATACTTGACGCTAAGCATCAAATGGCGTCACCGGCCATGTGTGGTCGATTAAGGAAATTGTGGCGCTGGCGGATGCCGCCTATGCCGCGCCGAAGTCGCGCGGACCGTATAAGAAGCGGGCGCAGGGGTAGATTGCTGGATCCCTGTGAAGAAAGTTGTGGATAACGTGTGGGTAACTCCTGTGGATAACTATAGATACGGTATATCCACAGAATTTAGCACCAAATGTTGATTTGTGGATCGCCAGGGATCTTGCTTCTCGAATCGAGAAGAGGCATGAATCAAAACACCCCGCTTTTGGCGGGGTGCTCTGTGGAAGTGTGGCAGAGTGGTTTATCGCAGCGGTCTTTAAAACCGTCGGGGGAACGCCCGTCAAAGTCAGTACCCCCGTGGGTTCGAATCCCACCACTTCCGCCGTCTACCAGGGGCGGTCCCTTCGGGGGCCGCCCTTTCTCTTATCCTAGACTCACAGCAACCCGTTAACGCAAGGTTAATCCGAGTCGGTCAATGCCGAATCTTGAGCCCTTTCGACTCGCGTTTCAAGGCGGATCTCGTCAGAATTTGACGAAATCTGACGGATTTCGCCGGAATGCCCGACAAACCAAAAGAAATACGCTTCACCGTTTCTGCGACTCTGCACGCTTATCTAGAGCGGCTTGCCGAGAAGACCGTGCTTGGCAAAACGGCGAACGATGTGGCGCAGCAAATCCTTACTCAGCAACTCGCGCTGATGCGGCAGGAAGACTATTCCGAGAAAGTATAAGATCGCGCGGTGCGGGCCGTTGGGGCGGTCGGTTTCATTAGCTGTCCGCAGGTTCGAGCCCTGCTCCGCACGTCACTGCGGGCGCGCATACCCCGTCATTCAATCCCATGCCAACCGGCATACCCCCTCAATTCAAACTAAGACACTACCCGGAATAGGGAGACTATATTTTCCATAACGAGTGCGTCCTTCCGAATCGCTGTCTAGTGGCCGATGATTTCCGCTATCCGCCGCAGCAGCTCCGGGGCAGGCTCGAACCACTCGCCACGGAGCCGGTAGCGGGTAAATTCCCGGTGCAGGGCGGCTTCCCGCAGCCTGCCGCCATGGACGGCCCCGAGGAGCGTCAGGGCCTCATGGTGGACGCCCTGGATCAGCCGCATCCGGTCGCGGGGATCGATGGCGATGCCGATCTTGATCGGCCCGCTGGCGCTCTGGATGAAATAGACTAGCTTGGCGCGGCGCACCTTGCGCCCGGCCGCCAAGTCCTCGCGCTCAAGGCCCTTATAGGCTCGCTCGTACTCTCGGGTGAGCAGGGCCTCCGGGTGCTTCCTTCTTTCCATAATCACCACACACTTGGTTTCTGGTCGGTGTGAGCCGTTTCGTCTACCTGTAGGAGCGAACTGCACAGGAACGATAATCACAGGGTAAATTGACTAAGCAGCTTAGAATCTTGCGACTCTTACAATGTTGCGGGTGCGGTCAAAAACGCGTTCGCATAATGTATATTAGTTGAAGATTATGGAAAATATCAACATCTAGTAGGTCTTTAACATTGTTTCCTATTTACAGGTGAGGGGTTAGCCCTCGTCCTTGATCCTCGGGTACATGCCGTTCTTGTAGGCCCCTCCGTGCATCTGGCGGATCTGGTTGTTCACTGCGGCGATCTCGTGCTTGATCGCCATGAGCTGAGTATACTCGTCCAGGTCGGTGCGGCGAGCGGTGAAAGCGAGTTGTTCGGCTAGGCCGGCGAGGAGGGGAGCGATCTTCCGAATCAGATGCACGTCATTGAACGGAATCTGAAGCCGCCCCGATGCCCCGATAAGCTCGCGCTTCCAGGCGGGCATCTCATCGAACTGCGAGGCCCTGCGGCGTTTGTCCATCACTTCCTCAGGCGTAATCTGGACCATTCTAAACTCCTTTCTTGAACCTGATCGGTCTCTCCGTCACCTCTGGATCTCCACCCACCTAGCCCCTGTTCCCGAGCAATCACCACAAGGGCGCATCATTCATCTCCTGTGGAGATGTTGACTTGATGGGCTTGCCGTCCAATCCACAGCCCAGTGTTTCGGTGATGACATGCGCCGTCATGACGCGGAAATCTTCGTGGCTCATGTCCTGATTGCCGTACTGTGCTAGAATCGTGCGCAAGGCGCCGTCCGCCTGGAGTGCTGCGGCTATCTCTGCCCTGTGGTTGAGCGCCCAGCTCCCGAGCAACGCACAGGCGGCATGCTGAATGTCCATGCGCTCCGGGAACGATACGGACGCTCTATCAGCCAGGGAGGAGAACTCGGTTGAGAGGGTCATGCGGGCTTTCCCTTCAGTGCGCGGATGGCGGTCTGGGCGCCAGTCACAGGAACAACTCCGTTCCTTCTGGGAGCTTCATCAGCACGTCGTAGAGCTTGCCAGGGAGCATGTTGCCGTTCGCGTCGAAGCACTCCGGGGCGACCTTCCGGAACAACGCGGCTTGTTCAGCTTTTCGGCGCTGAAGGCTGCACTCCGCCACGCTCTTGATCGTGATCGGGCCGCCGTCGTGCCAAGAAGTGTCCACGGCACAGCCAGCGGGGGCAGGGTCGCCCACCCATAGCGGGTAGGCGTTCGTGTCTCCGCAGATCGGGCATTTATGCCTTGGCATTGTTGCTCTTCCTCGCTCTGATGGCGGCGGCAAGGGCCTTGGTCAGGCTGACCTCATCGCTTTCGTTAGTGCGGGTTCCAGTCCCCCATTCAGGCCATGTCCGATAGCGCCCATTGTAGAGAGCGCCCTTGTAGGGACAGCCCTCGACTATCCCGGCCGCCCTCTCATAAGCCGCATCAACAGCCTCCTGAGTGCTGAGGCGCGTTAGCATGTCCCCAGCTTCTCGACACAGCTCCATCAGGGCTTTCGTGCTGTCGCTTACAGATACACCGGAGAGACGGGTGGAGAGGGTCCGGACTTCTTCAGCGGAAGGGGAAGCGGAATGGGAGCGGATGAAGTTCGAAGCGGCGATGAGGTCTTTGGTTTGAAGCACCCACGACATGCCGCCGGTTACTGTCTCTGGCGGTTGAAGGCGCGGGTCTATAGCATCGGCTAAGTCGGTGAGGGAGAGGGTCATGGTTGACTCCCGGCGATGCTGTAGAGCAGAACGCAAATAGGTATCCAAACCAGAAAAAAGAACGTCCAGAAACCGGCGTCATTCTCGGGCTTATATCTCACCGCACACCTCCTGCGCTGCTATCCTTCCCATCCTGGGTCATGGGTGATGATCCGGGCCTTCTCGGCACGTCTCCGTTCGGTTAGGGGAACCGCAGACTTCGCAGGCGCCGCCTCCGAGAACAGCGTAGTGTGGCTTCCCGTCCTGGGGTGCTAGGCGGTCGATGATGGCGAGGAAAGCCGCAATCTCCGGACCAACTATTGCGCCGCCGTTTCCCATTTCCGCTCGCATCCAATCGAGCAGCTTGCACTCCGCCTCGCTCAACCTCTGCGGCGGGTTGTGGCGCTGGAGGATCTCCAGGATATCGGCTCGGACTTCGCACCATGTCACATCGTCCGCCGAGAACTTCCGCTGAGACCAGTCCTTAAAGCGGCGGTAAATCCGCGTCATGATCTCATCGATCTCTGCCGCTTTCTTCTCCCACCCGTCTGCCGGGGCGGGGAAGGGGAAATGCGCCGCCGGATAATCGCAATTCGGGCACTTATTAAACCACCCATCCGGTGCGGAAGGTGGGGCGGGTTGAGGGGCTGAGGAGAGCCGGGTGAGGAGCGCGGCGGCTTCACGTTTAAGCGCGACTTCCTTCGCAAGCAGCTCGTCTCCATGCTGATACAGCGCGATGCCAAGGTCGCAGCATTCCACAGCGACACGCTCCATCCCAACACCGTTGTCAACGTAGTGGTATGGGTCACGCCCGCAGAATGAACAGACCGGCCCGTGGCTTTCGTCCGGGCACAGCCGCGTCACCATCTCCCGTACTTCTGCATCGAACTCAGCCGCCAGTCCATCCAGGGCGGGTTGAGGGGCGCTCTGGGTGGCGCGGGCTTTGCGCACCATGTCAAGGACATCACAGCGAACCTCGTAAGATGAGATCGGTGGATTGTCGCGGTGAAGCTGCGTAAAATACTCAACGATCTCGTCAACCGTTGCCGCCTCCCGCTCCCCTTCCACGGCTGCCTGGGATGCTGCGTTGAGACGGTTCCACACGGCGATGGCTTCGGCTGGCGTCTCGTAGAATGCCGTCGAGGCAAGGCAGGCGGTGCACGCGGCCCTCGCCAGGTTGGCGAAATGCTCTGACCCGCAGTCCTTCAAGATGATCGCGCGACCTTCGCACTCGCACGGCTCCAGTTCGTTGCTATGGTCGCTCGGCATTGGGGGCTCCTTGGGAGAGGGCTTCGCGTGCGCGCACGTTGATGCGCAGTAAGTCGTGATCAAGAACAACGACCAGCAACCGCTTATCTTCAGGAACTTGATCGCGTGTCTCCCGCGTGATTGCGACGATCTCCTCCAGCGCCTTGCGGGCTTCGGATAGGGCTTGCTCGGCTGCTTCCTGGCAGGCTCGGGCTTCGTTCCGTTCCGTCTGCCAACTTTCCATTTCGCGTTGAAGCGCCCTGCAATCGGCTTCGTGGACGCGTTGAAGTGCTTTCACGCCCGCATCATGGCGCGCTACGTCCAGGCCCAGGGCTTCGAGGCGGTCAGTCTGTTCGTCAGCCTGCTCTGAAAGAGCGCACGAGCGACCGAGAGCCCCCGCGTATTTGTCCCTCAGGTCCGTCAACTCCTTCTCAAGGGCTTCGATGCGGTCGGCGCCCCCATAAAGCGCAACCGCCATCTTGGAAGTCGGCACGTAATCGTCCGCGATCCCTCGCAGTCTCGCCACAAGATCCTGGCGCGGGTCGGCCTTATCGGTCATGGCTGGACCTCTCCGAAGGTCAGTGGAAGCTTAAAGCGCTTGTTCACCGCTCGTCGCGCCAGGGCAGCGGACTTCCATTCCCCGGGGAAATCCGCCCACCATTGGCCCTTGGCGATCGGATAGATGCCGCAGACATAGGCCCCATTTGCCAGCAGCTTCCGCCCCTTCCACTGCATGGTGGCCTTGACCGTCTTCATCTTCCCAGCCTTATTCATGCTGATTTCCTCTCATGCTTCAATCGGTCCTTCACGGGTGCGACTAGTCCCATCTCCACCATCGCAGTCAGGGTCAGGACAATCGCTTCATCCATGCGCGCTCTGCGCTGGTCTCTCGTCATGTCGGGGCCGTTGTCGATGTCGTGATGGCATTCGAGACACAGGGCGGCAGTCTGGCAGTCATCGGTTTTGATCCCCATGCCCTTGCCCTTGTTTCGATGCGCCACCTGTGCAGGCTTGCCGCAGAACACACAGGGGATCTGCGCAACGGCAGCAAGCCATTCCGAGCAGCGATAGACTGTGCGCTTGAAATTGCTCACCGGACTTCCGCCATCCTTCCTGTTGCCTCATAGAAGTTCGTCACGAGCTGATCCCACTTCTTCCCTGCAACCCTGTCTTCGCTGAGTTCGGATCGGGAGGTGACGCCGCAGAGACGGCGCACGGCTTCGGCGGCCTCCGTCACGTCCGGGAGCGGATGAGCGACGCTCAGCCATAGACAAAAGCCGTCGTCATTGCAGAGGATGCCTGCCTGTTGTGCTCTCGAAATCTGGTGGAAAGGAGTTCGCGGCTTCCCGGGCTCGCCGCGCTGTTGACCAGTAGGCAAGGCGGGCGATGCACCGCTCCCGGGACTGGCTTTCCCTGTCTCTGCATCGTAGGGGACCATCGCCACGCCGAACGCTTGACCGAGAGGAGCGGCGGCAAGGTCGGCCCAATCGCTATCCGGACCGATCTCAAGGGTGATGTAAAATCCCTTCGATGAGCGGCGGAAGGCGTTCAGCTTGGCGTCGAGTTGGATGGGCATTACCAGGGCTGCTCCTCTTGCTTCTCGCCCTTGCCGTCGAGCATGACCAGCTCACCGCGGAACTGCTGCAATACGACCTCCGTCGTGTATTGGTCGTGCCCGTCCTTCTCCCACTTGCGAGTTTGCAGGGAGCCCTCCAGGTAGACCTTGGAACCCTTCTTCAGGTATTTCTCGGCGACTTCGCTGAGCCGGTCATTGAAGATTACGACGCGGTGCCACTCCGTCTTTTCCTTTCGGTCGCCGGAGTTTTTGTCCTTCCAGCTTTCAGATGTCGCGATGGAAAGGTTGGCGATCTTCTTGCCGTCCTGCGTCGTGCGGATCTCCGGGTCACGGCCCAGATTGCCCACGAGGGTCACTTTGTTCACGCTGCTCATGCGATCTCCGCGAAAAGGTTGTCGATGTTGTCCGCGGCCTTCGGACTGACGAGACGAAGCTCTTTGATCGCCGCTTCGTTGAGCCGGTAATGCTCCTGTCGGACTTCCTTGGAAAGTTGGCGCGCTCGGTTGATGAAGACGTTGGTGAACACCTTGGCCGTGTCCGGTAGCCATTCCTGCGGCTTCGGGACGACAACAGGCGCCGGGCCATCTTGCTTCGGCGGCGCCTCCTCTGCCTTCTTCTCGGGGGACAGAGGCTCACCGGAGAGCAGCCGGCGCAAGCGGCGGTATTCGTGTTCCTTGATCTTGTAGGACTTGCCCATGGGCTCGATTTCAACCCAAGGCGGGTCCACGTCGTACAGGTATCGCCCCACGCCCCACTTGACGGCCGCGCGTTTGAAGGCGTCAGAGAGCGCACCTTTCTCCGCCTCAACGTCGGTATCCCCGGCTCCATCGGACTTCCATATCCACTCGCCCCCGAGCCGGAGGCCGATTTCGCAGACCGTCTTGCCGTTGGCATGGGGGAAGCGGTTCTGCCAGTTCTCCGCACCCATCACATCGTCAAGGCGGTCCTGCACGTCGCGGCTATCGATGTAGGCGAGCGCGAGGCCCTTGGTGTTCTCCTTGTTCTTGGAGCCGATGCGCCACGACACACGATCAGCGGGGAAGGGGGCGCGGAGTTGCGTCAACCGGTTATCCATCATCGCACCGTGATCGTCACTGATTTGCCCCCATTGGGGAGCTGAGCGCCTTCGATCTTCTCGCCGGACTCCAGCGCATCGCGGAGGCGGCGCTTGTCCAACTTCGGATCGGCATCGTTGAAGTATTGCTTCGGGATCTTTGTGGGATCGGCTACAATGACGCCGCGTCCCCCGTCGCGCAGACCAAGCGTCATGTTCGGTCCTTCGACCTTCTCAAGCTGGAGGTTCTGCATGGTGGCGGTGACGACGCGGCGCTTCTTCTCGGCCCGCTCTCCAAGCCGGGAAGCGCGCTCCTGAAGCTCTTTGACGCGGAGCCTGATTGCGTCCACGAAATACTCGTCTTGAAGGGCGCTCTCGGCGATCTCCAGCAAGCATTCCTCAACATCGGTCTCGGACTGCATCACCTCGACCAGCTTGACCGCATCGAAGCTCTCAGCCTCTAAACTTCTCTTGAGCCAAGCCCATTTCTCCAGCTCGGCGGACAGTCTGACTTGCTGGTTCATGACCGCACCGCGTCCACGAGCTGCTGCCTGTGTTCTTCGGCCGCCTGTGCCTGGCGTTCGCAGATGGCGAAGTGCTCTAGGTTCTTCCTGCACCATTCCAACTGCTTCGGCCCCAAGCTTCCGGTCCTGATCTTCATCGTCTCCCCATTCCCAGGAGCAGAGAGGACAGGGACCTTGAGTACCTGGGCCATGCGTGAGGAGGGGATTACGTCGGTCATGGGTTGAATCCTTCCGTGTCTGCCAAGGTGGCGCGGATCGACCGCAGTTCCTGCTCTCGCAGCGGAATCTTCTCCGTGCGATGCCAGATCAGAATGTCCTTCAGCTCTTGGCGCAGCAGCTCGATTGCCTTGTTCTTCGTCATCTTTGGCTTCATGACGCTCCCCAAGCAGCAACGAAGACCACGACAAAGTCGGTAAACAGGAGCCCCGCTAGAACGAGATGAAACAGGTCGCTCTCGGTGAGGGCTCCGAACGCCACGGCGGCGGGGATGAGGCTGTCGGGGGTCATGCCACGGCTCCTTCGCCATCTTCTTCGATGACTTCCTGGTACGGCGCGCTCCGGACGGGCATCAGCAGACCGTCTCCCTCGTCAAAGGCGAAGAACATCGGCTCATGCTGGTTGCTTGAGTTGGCGCAGCGGAGTCCTGGAAGAGCGAGAAGTTGCCGGATATACTTCTCCTGGAACAGGTTGCCGCGCATCGACACAACGCGGTAGCGGTCGTCTGCAACCTTCATTGTGCCGTTGCAGGTCGGGCAGACACAGTGGCAAGTGGGGCACGAGTGAACCTGCCCGCCGTCGCAATCATCGCATTCCTTTTCTGCCGGTGCAGGAAGGGAAATCCTGACCGGCGAAAGATCGGTGACAGCGTGGGCCTCGAACAACTTCGGCGCGTTGGGCGCGGCGTCACTCTCAGGAATATCAGCGCGAGACCGCACGCGAACGATGATGTGGCCGTTCGACGCATAAGCCTTATCGCCAACCGCCCATGGCCGCAGAAGCGCAGGGCGCCCGGGGTCAGTGCTGCAAAACTGCTGGAGGTCAATCATCTGTCTCATCCTCTCAGGTGCTTATGGCGGTTAGGTGTTCTGGGGTTGGGGTGAGGGGGTGGGCTGCTCATCCTTGAACCAGCAGAAACGCTCGCGCGGCCAGTGGATGTAGTGGTGCTCGCCGCCGGTCGGCTTGTCGTATTGGCTGATCACCAGCACCGTGTTCCCCGCCGTCCAGAAGAACGTTTTTACGCGCTCATAGACAACCTGAACCGTGCTGTCGTCGCGGTAGAGCGTGAGCTTGCGTTCCTTGCGATCGGTCATCGTTCATCCTTCTCTCTCCCACCCCCGATACGGGAGGCGGGGTTGGGTTACGCGGTGTGATCAGCGACGAACTTGCGAATCCGCTTGGCGACTTGCTTGGGGGTGGGGTTGCGCTTCTCGTCCGGGTACTGCCAATCCGCGAACAGATATTCGGCATCGTTGGCGTGAATGGAAAAGAACGCCGTGGCTGCGCCGAAATCAGAGTGGCCCTTGTACGAGACCTGCTCGAACTCAACGTCGGTTTTGAGTCCGCGCTTCCGAAACCACGGGTGAAACCCCGCGAACCCCATGGCGCACGCCACGGTGCCGCAGCCCGCTTGGATACCCACATAGCCCATGGATTTGTAGACCTTGGCCTCGCTCCCCCAGGTGCCCATGCAAAAGCTGATTTTGCCGTCCTGCGGGACCTTGAGCGAGCGACCGTCAGAGCATCGCTCCAACTCACTCGCCAACTTCAAAAGCCTTTCCTTATTCATTCTCTCATCTCCGATCCTGGGTTACGCGGTGGGGTCTGCCTTGGCGAGGGCGGCGCGCTGCTTGTGGCTCGTGGTATTCCATTCGAGCGAACAGCCGCACGGGCATGAGGTGATGTAGACCCCGCACTTCCGGCAGTGGTCCTCGCTCCAGCCGGAACAGCCTTCCGCGCCGCCGCAATACCCCGATGCCGAATAGTCGGTGAAATCGTGCGGGCACGCTTCGACGCGGCGCCAAAATTCTTCATCGAACTGTTTTGACATCTTCTTTCTCTCCTCCCTTTCAGGGGGTACGGTGATGTTCAGGCGGACTGCACATTGGTGGCGATGAACTCGGCGTAGGCCGGCGGGATTGCCTGCGAGAGTTCCCGCCGGTTCATCCAGTCGATCCCCATTACTTCCTGCGCGTGCTTTAAATTCAGCGGCTTCCTTGAAATGCCGCCCCGGGTAGATTTGCGCACCCCCTTAAAGGGGCCGCCCGTCCCCGTCACGTCGATCGGCTTAGGACATAGCGAGTGGTTGCATTGAGGGCTCAACAACAACGGCTCGCTGGTCTCGAAGCGACGATGCCGCCAAACGCCAAGCCCGAACATTGAGCCGCAGAGGGTCACCGGATTGCGGAGATCCGAGCCCACGACGTTCTCGATCGCCCACGGGCGCCCGCTCTCGCGGAGCATCTCCCGGACCGGATCTATCAGCTTGCCGCGCTTTCCCTTCGCTAAGCTCTTGAGGGCGGAATAGTCTTGGCATGGCGGGCTTGCCCAGATGAAGTCGAAGCGCGAGAGATCGAATGGCGGCTTCAGCGCGTCAGCCTGGACAAAGGCATCACCGCAATAGTTCGGCTGCGGCTCGATATCGACTCCGACCACAAAGAACCCTGCACGTTGCAGCCCCCTGGTGGCCCCGCCGGCTTTGCAGAAAAGATCAAGAGCCATCGGCTTCACTCTACGCACTCCAACTCAACGTCTTCGCCGTCCTGGCCGGTGCCTTCGCAGTCCGGGCAGACATCAAGATGATCGTCGGGGTCAATTCCGGAGCCGCCGCACCGCTCACAAGGGCCAACCATCATCATTGCTCACTCGTTCTTGAGCTTCATTGCGCCTGCGATGCCCTTCAAATTCTCAAGGGCCGCGAGGATGTCGAAAGCCTCGTTGCTGTCCTCGTCCTTCAGAAGCAGAGCACAAGCCTCCTCGCAGTCCCGGAGGAGGTCGCGAACGTCCCCCCAGGTGATCGCCGCCTCGCTCATCTGCTGGCGCTCTCTGTGAAGGCTGTTGAGGATGTGGGTCTGGGAGGTCATGGGGGTCTCCTCAGGCGGACTCTGCCGCGATTGCAACAAGGCGGTCGTATTGGGCGATGACCTGCTTGTCGCCAGCGAAGTAGCGGCGGGTCCACTCTTTGTCGCCGCGCAGGGTCGAAAGCGCCCTCGCAGCCTCAGTGGCGGACATGGGCGCGGATGGCGCAGCGTTCCACCGCTCAGCGATCTCTCGCGCAATCTCGCCGCTTTTGCCGAAGTTCACCGACACAGCACCGATTGTCAGGATCGCATCGCCGCCCCACGAGTAGCCGTTGCCGTCATGGCATGGAGTGAATGAAACGGTTGCTTTCGTGTCGCTCATATCCATCACGGCTTCAGAGAGAGGGGCGGGGAGAGTCATGGGGGATCTCCTACACATATGCTCCGACGAGCCAGAACCGCCGGATGACGCGATACCCGTGGTCGCCACGGCGCTCGTCCTTTGGGTTGTTGATCGGGACCACGCCTCGGACTGTTGCGAACTTGGAAAGCAGAGACGACCACCGCTCGGCGGATGACCAGCTCGGCGCCTTCACAACGATCTGCGAGCCGTAGACCTCGATGCTAAGCGCTGGAATGCCGACGCGGGCGAGCTTCTCTTGCATCTTCTGCTGCGGGGTCTTGTCGCTCATCGGGTCTCTCCCATCGGGTGGCGGTGTTGATGAGAGAGAATGTAGCGATCATCGCACCGAAAGTCAATGCGGAAAACGCAACAATCAAAAATAAGCTCGGTGCGATGCGATCTGGATCAATTACCAAATCGCTAATAGCCGCTGTGGATTGCGTGAAGAGTTAACCTCGATTAACCCGAATCTCCGCTGGCCCCATCAATCGGATGGAACTGGCACCATAGGCAATGGCAGAAACGTCCCATGCCCGACAAGGGACGTAGTTCCCAAGTACAAAATGACAGTGCTATGATATGCGAAACTAGGAACGGGGAGAGAACATGGACCGCGTTAGGTCAGTTCCGGCAGCACCGCTTCCATCTGATCGAGCGCAGAACGGAGATCGGCCAGGCCCTGCCGATCCATCTGAAAAACAAAGTATCCGCCATTACTTAGGAGAAATACCAGCTCCGGGCGGGGGCCCCTCCCGTGTGTATTGGCGACTACCTTCCGGACCACGGCGGTCCCTTCGGGTGCCGCGAGGGGCGTAGCGTCGTCCATGGCTATAGGTTCCTGCTGAAGAGCAGCGACTGCCTGCCTAAGGGCTTCGGCCTCGTCGTGCTTAAGTGCCCGCACGCCGTTAAGAACCTTGCTGATTTTGTCTTTCGCAATACCGGACTGGCGGGCGAGAGAGGCTTGAAATCCCCGCGGCCCTGTTTCGATGGCTTCCTTTAGCCATTGAGGCGGTCGGTACTGCATGCCCCATTGTGGCGCGATTCTGACGTGCATCATATCGCTAAGACCGCACCGATGTCGCGCCAAACCCTCTTGACACTTGGTGCGAAGATCGCAATATTGGCGACATGGATGTTGCGAGCCGTGTCATTGAGAAGTTTGGTGGCGCCTACGCACTGGCCGAAAAGCTGAAGTGCAGGCCGTCCACCATTTACCGCTGGACCCTCCCCAAAAAGCGCGGAGGGACCGGCGGTCACGTTCCCCAGCGGCAGCATGAAAAGCTCCTGAAGCTCGCGCGCAAGCACAACATCGCCTTGAGCTACGCAGACTTCATTCCGAAGGACGAAGCCGCATGAGTGACAAGACATGGTCGCCGATGGTCTGCGCCGTTTGCGATGTGACGAGCACCCTCATGGCAGCATTTTTGATCGGTGGCACGGCCTACGCTGTCTTTTGGCATGGGGCCTCTGGCTGGTGGTTCCTGCTGACCGGGTTCTTTTTGTCGTGCATCACCTGCAAGCACTTCCGCAGCCCCGAGCAAATTGCGGCCGACAAAGGCGAAACGGTGAAGCGGCAATGACCTACGTCTCTCCCGCACTGGAGCGCATGGCGCAGAGGGCGGCTTTGCCTGTATCGGCACAGTATTACCCGCCGATCTTGCCGCCGTATGTCGAGCCGGACGCATGGCCGGAGCAATGGGTTGTGCGCATTAACGGTGTCCTGGCAGATTTTGCATACACTTCCACCGAAGCCACAGCGGCTTACTTGCGCCTCTGCGATTCCCTCGCTGGCGGGGTTAGCCAGCATCAGCAAGGAGACCCCCATGCAGGGCAACGCATCAACCATCCAGACGACGAAACAGCTGCTCGAAACGAGCCGGATCGGCGACCGCTTCGACGCGCAGATCCAGCAGGCAGCGAGCCTCGCGGAGAGGCTGACGACCATCGCGAGCCGGATCATGGGCAGTGCGCCGGAGCCACTGACGGGCGCCAAGGACAGCGGTCCCACTCCGATCCCGTCGTTCATTCGTGCGACCGACCAGCGCTTCGACACGATGAGTGCGGAGCTGGAGCGGATTTCGGCTGCGGTGAACCGTCTGGAGCAGTTCGCATAACTTCCGATCCCGCCGATCGACTCCCCTCGGCGGGTACTGCGGCCGATCGCTCCGCACCTTCGACATCCCCCGAAGGGGTGCGTTGATGCGGTCGGCCGTTCTTCTTTCTGAGCCTTGCGACGTGCGCCAACACCCGCATGGCTGCGTTCCCGACGTGAAGAGTTCTCTCGGTTCGGTCTTGCCACTTCATCAACTAACTCCGTCGTCGTCACGCATGGAAACTTATGCGGAGACGCCGGTAATGCCATCGGAGACAAACCGTAGGAATGCAAGGGCTTCCCTGAACGAAATCAGAAAGTCCTTGCATACCCGACTGTTAACGTCGGTTCCCCTGAGAGAAGTCCCATCGAAGGAAGTTGCGAGGAAAGTAGACGCATCGATCGACACGGTTGAGTCCCATCGGGCGGGAAATATTCCGCAGAGCTGGGCCTCCCTTGTTGCGTACTGCCGAGCTTATCCGGCCTTCGGGATGGAAGTCCTCGAATTGATGGGGATCGACATAGACGCGGATGCGAGAGCGTTTGCTGCGTTCCTCAGTCTCCAGCGACAGGTGAGAGGAGAATGAAATACCCGTGGCTCTATGTCGGGGCGAAGGTGGTTTGCGTGGATGCGGAGAGCAGGCCAGCCCCTGGCTGCGGCGACTTCTGGAATCCGCTGGCGCTCAACGCGGTCTATGTGGTTACCGCCATCATCCCCGATCCTCGCCAAGGCCATGGGATTGTCGTTTGCTTATCCGGCCATCCCAATCCCAATCTGGAGACTGGCGAAGATTACGGGTACTCCGCTGGCCGCTTCCGCCCCGTTCTCCCCGACACCTCCAAACAGGTCGAGGCCATGAAGCATCTCATGCTGGACGCGAAGACGCGGGGCAACGTGAACGCATGACCCTGCTCGCCGCCATTCTGCTCCTCCAGATCCCTCTCGGCATCTTCTTCGGTCGGTGCATACGGGTGGGTTCCAACCGCTCAACCTCTTCTCATGTCCTCCAGTTCCGCAGGGGAAGGAGATTCGGATGAACTCAGATTTCTGGACTGACCGCCGTGTTCGCATTCTCACCAGCATGTGGGAAGCAGAGAAGAGCGCCAGCGTTATCGCCGGAGCGCTCAACTGCACTCGGGATATGGTAATCGGGAAGGCGCATCGGCTGGGCCTTAAGGCTCGCCTGTCGCCGATCAAAGCTGACGCCGTGCTGACCGAGCAGCGGCGCGCCGCAACAAGGAAAAAGCGCCGTTACTATCTCGTCAACCAGCGTCGCGAATCCATGGGCCTCCCTCCACTCCCGAGGGAAGCATGACCGACCAACAGAAAGCCTCCCAACGCCTGCACTACGCCATCAACAGAGCAGCTGATGAATACGGGCGCCCGTTACCAGCAGGGCAAGCGATGTTCATAGCACAGAAGCTTATGCAGGACTTGCCCACGATAGTGGAGGCCATTGCCAACTCAGCGCAGGGGAAGGCGACATGAAGGCTGCACTGGAAATTGCACTCGGCGTGCTGGTCGCCTTCGTCGTTATCCCGCCGCTGACATGGGTCTTTTCTGCTGAGACCCCGTTGGTCCTCAAGATGGCGCTGGGCGGCTGCATAATCGCCTTCGGGTGGAATGTTGTCTGCTTTCTGGATCGGAAGCTAAACCGATGACCCTCGCCGACATCCTCGCCAAGCACGGCATCAAGCAAGAGAAGCCCCCTAAGTATCGAAACGAACGAGTAGGGGAATATGACTCCAAGCTGGAGATGCGAGGCTTTGGGGAATTGCAGATCCGTGAGAAGGCCGGGGAAATCTCCGAACTGAAGCTCCACCCTAAGTTCCCGATCGTGTGGCCTGGCGCAGAGTTCCCGCTGACCACGGTCGAAATGGACGCCTCATTCATCGAGAACGGCGAGCTTCGCGTGATCGACTGGAAGGGCGCTGACACGGCCCTGAGCCGTCTGAAGCGCAACCTCCTCCTCGCAGCATACGGCATCGAAACACAGGTCATCAAGAAGGTGAGACGATGAGCACAAAGAACACGGCCACGTTTGCCTATTTCCCCGGCTCTGGCCCTGCTGGGAAGGTCTGCGGTCAGTGCCGCCACTTGAGGCAGAAACACTCCGACAAAGGCACGGAGATGAAGGGGAAGTTCTTCTGCGACAAGGCGCGAGCCTTCATCAACGTAACCTACGAGACCAAGGCCATTCCGCGCGACGCGGCTGCCTGCAAGTACTTCGAGGAGAAAGCGACGGTGGCAGCATGAGCCAACGAGACCAGATTGTCCGAGCCCTGAAGCGGGGTGATTCACTCGGCCCCTACATCATTATAGGCGACGCGCCGCGGTCCCCGGCTGGACATCGCAGGCTCCGAGTTCAATGCACGGTATGTGGTGGGGAGAAAGTCACCCAGGTCCACAACGCAGCAAGATCGAAATCTTGCGGGTGTCTGACGAAGCAGATCCTGCGGCAGGCAAGGACCGTTCACGGGCATTCGAAGGGGAGGGGAGGCAATGGGAGCCCTACCTATAGTTCATGGCATTCGATGCACGAGCGCTGCAAGCGCCCTGGGCACAAGTCCTACGCCGACTATGGCGGCCGGGGGATCACGGTTTGTGAACGCTGGGAGTCGTTTGAGAATTTCCTTCAGGACATGGGCGAACGCCCGAAGGGGCGCAC